AGAGTTAATTCTGTAGTTAATGAACTACGAATGATGGCAAAAGATGCTGGTTTATATTTTTCTGATAATCGTGGTAATAAATCTTTTGACAAAAAACAATGGGAGGCGATTAAGAGTTGGACAAAAATTACTAATGGTAAAAGTATCACGAAACAAGAGGCAGAAACCATGATGAAATATATTAGAGAAGTGAAAGATAGTTCTTTTCGTTCTGTAAAGTTTTGGATTAGTTTACCAGATACTCAAGAGTATGATTTTGATGGATTAATAGATTGGTGTGGGTTAGACTTAAATGATGAGGCTTATACTAAACCTTGGTATGAAATATTGAAAAGAAACTTTCACACTCCTCAAACAACGTATTTTGTTAGATTGTTACAAAGATATGGACAAAAAACTTTGGATCAAGATCCACAAATAATTATTGATACAATACACTCTTGCAAAGGTGGTGAAGCAGACAATGTTTTATTAGCTTCAAAATGTAATTGGGTATCATCGTTCCAAAGAAAAGATCAACACGAACAATCTGAAGAACGTAAAGTTTATTATGTCGGTGTAACTAGGGCTAAAAAAAGATTACATTTATTAGGCACAGATCACAGATATAATTATCCGATTGGAGTAGATTATTTAAATTTTATAAAGGAGAAAAAAAAATGAACTGTTGGCATTGTAATACAAAATTAATATGGGGTGGTGATCATGATGGTGATGAATGCATGGAAGAAGATATAGATTTAGTAACTAATTTAAGCTGCCCTAACTGTGAAACCTTTGTATATGTATATCA